GAATGTAGCATCCATTGTCAGCTCGCATCCTTTGGTAGAAGTGTTGGATGATTTTGAGGCCAACTGGACGGCGGGTGTTGGAACGATAACCTACGACACTACTATCTTCCACAATGGGTCTCGTTCCTGTAAGATGGTCAGTGTTCTTGGGGGGAATGCTGACATCCAAAAGGTTATTTCCTCTACAGATATGTCAAATAAAGGACTTATACTCTGGCTTTATACCCCTGACTATACAAAGATAAATAGACTGCTTGTTTATTTAGGTTCGGGGGGTGGCTTTGGTAATAGTAGTAGTGGAAAGTTTATAGATGGTCATGCTTCCGATGGGCATGGTATCAGCAGTAAGTGGTGGAGAGTGGAGGTTCCTTACTATCCTGATGAAATAGTAGGAAACATTGACTTTACTGCTGTGAATATCATATCGATAAAGCTAATAGCAGAGGCAGGGGAAGTTGCGACAGTCTATGTAGACAGTCTATCCACTGTTAAGAAGTCCTGGTCTAATGGTGGAGTAGTCACCTTCAGCTTTGACGATGGCTATGAGTCTACCTATGATAATGCCAAGCCTCTTTTCGATGTATATGGATATGGAGCGGTGCTAGGCACTATAACAGATGCGATTGGGATAACAGCAGGGCGGCTTAACTTGAATGAGTTGAAGAAAATGCAGGAATGTGGTTGGGACATATCAAGTCACAGTAAAACACATTCTTATGACCTTGACTCCCACGCAGAAGCTGAGGAGGAATTACTGGGGTCACAATCCTGGCTCTTGGAAAACGGTTTCCCAAAAGGTGCGAGGTTCTACATACTACCTGGTGATCTATGTAACGCAAATATGATGGACATATTAGAGGAGCACTACATCTTTACCAGGGCAGGCACGAGTAGTTATTCTATGATCCCAGGAGGAACCTTTATAAATATAGTGGCCCTGAACTCTGGATATAGCATAGCGAACATTACAGCCGCAATAGATACTGCGATGGCAAACAATACTTGGCTGAATCTTACCCTTCATCAGGTGGGTACAGCAGGAGAAAGTGTACTCACAGCAACACTTGAAGCAGTCATAGATTATTGCCACGACAATGGTGTTCCTGTACTTACCTTTTCTCAGGTATGGGATAGACTGGTATCTCCTGTTGAGGTTGTTCAGTGTTCCGACATCTTCATGGATGTTCTGGCAGTATCAGCAACCGCTATTCGTAGCAATGAGGACTTGAGCGAGGCAATCCCCAACACCTTCACACTATCTGCCCAGCCTGATGTTCCCAGAACTCTAAGTGGGCACTTCGATTCACATGCTCAGATCACAGCCTACACCATAGTAGTAACAGGTGTTGATGCTAAGGCCAACACGGTTACAGATACACTTACAGAAGCCGATGGTTGGGACTGGGAAACAGACAATGCCTACGCTACTGTTACCAGTATTATAATGACTGCAAGAACGGGCACTGGGGCTGGTGATACGATGGATATTGGGATAACCGATGTGCTCGGTCTTTCCAATGCAATCTATGAAATAGGGGACATCTACAAGATCAAGAAGAACAATGCCAATGCAACGGTGGCAGGGGCTCAGATTAATACCCTTTACGATACCTATGACATGGCTGTCATTGGGTTGGCAGCCACTGATGACTTCACTATTTGGTATAAGAGCAGTCTTAATATAGTGAGTTAGGGGGATTATAGTGTATGGCTCTTCACGATATGGCACAGAAGGTGAGATAAGATGACATTCCCATACACTTTTCCGATATTTCTTGGTAAAGGTTTGGAAAATATGTCGGCTGGGTTGAAGGTAAGACTGCAAACAATCAGTGATATCAACCATGTCTATTCTGCCAATGAATTACCGAATGTGATAAACGAGTTTCCAGCCGCCTTAATACTTCCTGGGGAAACCGAATACAACAAATCGTTTACTAATAAAATTGATGTGAGTTTTAGGATATTGTTAATTATAACAAAACAGGACAATCCATCAGCATTGAACCGTCTCTTAGATTATATGAATCCGTCAGGAGACGATTCTGTATACGGTGCTATCGCCGCTGATACAACACTAAGCGGGACTGCCGATGATTGCATTGTCTCTAAGTGTTCAGGAGTAGGAGCGGTAACGTGGGGCGGTCATGTCTATTTGGGAACTGAGTTTGAAGTATTAGCTTATGGATAGGAGTGGCTTATGGGTAGAGTAGCAGGAAATACTAGCAAGGTCTACGTCGATGAGTTCGAGTGGTCAAGCCTGACCAATAGCGTTACGTTTACCATCGACAACAACACCCCAGAGGTAACATCGTTCAACGATACTGGGGCGGAGTTTGTCGAAGGTAAGTATAACGTCAAGGCCACGGTCAACGGCTTCTTCGATGCCACGGATGACGGCTACGACGAGCAGATGTTTGCCGCTATTGGAGATGGGGCCAAGCATTATGTGGGGCTATTCCCCGGATCGGACGCCTCATACGGCGATGTGGGATATGAGATGACCGCACAGACCGATACGCACGATGGGCCGACAGAGGTTGCAGGGGCGATACTGCTAAACGTGACCTGGCAGGGCGAGGGCGGGCCGGCAACGGCAACCGATGTCGCCGGATGCTATAGGGCGACGGTACTTTGCAATGGGGCGGTCACTGGTGCTGGAGTGGTGACAAACTCAAATCAAAATATAATACACCATAACGGGGATGATGGAGCTAATGTTACGGCGGCTGCCAATTCAACGAACCAGGCTACACTAGATACCCTTATTGACGAACTGAAGGCTGACTATAACGTTCATAGGGCGGATGCTGGCTATCACGATGCGGCCGATAGTACGAATGTCGTTACGGCTGCTGGTGGGGATGGTACGATTGCCACAGCTTTAACGCTCACTAACGAACTCAAGTTAGACATTAACGCACATAGGGTACTGTCAACAGCACACACACCACACGATAACCGCAACGCAATCCTGTCACCCGATGCCACTGTCCTGGCTGATTGCATAACCCTGGCCAACGAGATCAAGGCGAAGTATAACGACCACCTACCAGGTACGGCAGCGGGGCAGCAATTCGTAGCCACGCTCAGGGTAATATCAACTGATGGTAATATCGTTGTCACAATCGAGGAGGCCGTTACCGATGCTGCATACGCTAACCTCCTGACATTCACGGCGACGGCGGTGCCATCTTACGAACGCAAGACCACGGTTGCAGCAACAAACGCCTGGAAACAGGTCAATGTTACCGTATTTGCCGGGACTACAGCAACGATACTCGTTACGTGCGGGACTACACAGGGAACATAAGGAGAAAGTATGGCAAGACGCACAGGAATCAATGCCAATTTTAGTTTTGACGGCTCGGCTATTGAGGACGAACTGAACTCCATTACCCAGACAATCGACAACACGCTTACCGAGGTAACGGCATTTGCCGACACTGGGGCGGAGTTTGTCGAAGGATTACACAACGGCAAGTATAGCTTGGCGGGTGCCTGTGACTTTGCCGTCAATCAGGGCGACTCCAAAGTTTTCGGGGTGATTGGCTACGGGGAAAGGTCATTTGTATTTCAGCCTACTGGCGCTGGTGCTGGTGCATCCGACCCGAACTATACAGGAAACGCCCTAGTAACTAGCTACTCCATAACCTCAGAGGTTGGCGGGGCAGTTACTTATAGTGCTGGACTCCAGATGAATGGGCCAGTGAGCAGAGATGTTGCATAAGGAGGATACATGGCAAGACTAGCAGGATATAAAGCTAATTTCAGTTGGTGGGCTACCGCTATTGAGGACGAGCTTAATTCGATCTCCCTGACGGTTGATAACACTCTAACTGAGGTAACGGCGTTTGCCGATACGGGAGCCGAATTCGTGGAGGGTTTGCATAATGCCAAGTTCAGTCTGGCAGGGGCTTGCGACTTTGCGGCTGCACAGGGAGATGCCAAAATCTTCACGGCCATCGGTGCGGGCGAGCACGCCCACATATTCCAGCCTACAGGTGAGGCTGCGGATGCTGACAACCCCAATTATACAGGGAATTCGTTTGTATCCAGCTACTCCATAACCTCTGAGGCTGGCGGTGCTACAACCTATAGTTGTAACCTTCAGGTGAATGGGCCTGTAGTCAGGAGTGTATAAAGTGTGGCCTGCCTGCCCTTAACCGGGCGGGTGGGCCTATCCAAAGGAGGGAACGTGAAGATACCACCGAAACGAGTTCCGGCAGATGATTGCGCCGTATATGTAGGGCGCAGAATGGAGGGAGGACTTATTGTCGCCGAGGGTGAGGCGTATTACGTCCACGAAGGCGAATGGGTTGATGTCGTACCTGTCACCACGATACAAGATTCCATCCTCCTAGACAGGCTACTAAAGGCAGCCCGTCAAG